CCCAGCCCTTTGACCTGATCCTGAGTGGCGTTGAACAGCGTGCCAATTTCTTTGATGCTGGTCTGAAACTCACCGGCCTGATTGACTGCAACGCCAGCCATGGCCAGACCAACACCCACCAGCGCCGTTTCGGCTGCAATGATGGTCTTGGTCCAGTCGGCCATCGGGCCGGTCACACCACCCACTTTGCCCTGCAGTTCGTCCAGGCTACGCCCTACGCTCTGCACAGTGGGGCCAACGTTGTCGACACCGGCAAAGATGATTTCGATCGTACGCTGCAGATCAACGGCCATTATTTTGATTCCCGAGTTGCGGCTTTGTGGTCGTAGTAGATAATCCAGAGCTCGCGCTCTGATGGGGTCAGGTAACCCTCTGGGAAAAGGTCGGGCCGCACCTCGAACAGGAAGCGGCCCCGCAGATCACAGAGAGTCAGGGCGTCTCTGACGTCTTGCCTTTGCCAGAGGGACGCCGCTTTACCACGGCTGCTGCACCCATGCCGGTCAGTCGGCTGATTTCAAGCCAGAGTTTTTTGAAGGCAACCGGGAAATGCTCGGCAATGGTCACCACGTCCTGCAGCTGCAGTTCCGGCGCAACCACGCCGATCCGAACCATCTCAAGCTGCTTCTTGAGTGTGGCCTCGATGTCGTCACCGCCAATAATGCCCAGCACCTCGGCGGCCACTTCGGCCTTGTCCTGGTCAGCACCTCCGGCCAGTCGCTTCAGTAGTTCCTGCGCAGCGTTTCCCACTGGGATGGCGTTCTCGGCGCGGTGCAGGTCGTTGCTGGAAAGCATGCGGATGGTGAACAGGGGTTTTGCGCCGCCAGGGAAGAAGTCGACCAGCTCCGGCAGGAGTACATCATCCTGCCGGGGCTCGAACTTCGCCTGACGAAAAGCGTTCAGGTCAAAGCTCATGGGGTTATGCTCCTACCGGTGAGGCTTTTTCGGAAGCGGACACTGTGCACGCCATGGTCATCGCGCCGGATGCCGGATAGCTGCGGTTCACACCCAAAATACCCTGGTAAACGAACTTCACGCCGGTGCGGTAGCGGTTGGGCAGGAACTCGAACCACAGGTTCTGGCCTTCCAACTTCGCCAGCGTGTCGGTGATACCGTCGTTCATGGCGTAGGTGAACGAACCCTGTGACAGGGAGCGGGACACGGAACCGATGGAGCGACCGTAGTAGGCTTCGGACGAAACCGAGAACGCCTCTTCCGGTACCACGTTGTCACGGGTCGGCTCAATGTCCTGCAGCAGCGGTGTGGCGTAGCTGGCATATACGCCTTTCGGCTCGTCACCGGTGTGGATGGTCGGCAGTGCGCCAGCGAATGCCACCGTGCCGGTGTAGCTGTCGACCTCGAACAACGGTGCGTCATAACGCTCCTGATGCAGGCCGACCACTTGGAAGATCTGACCAGCAGTCACCAGCGCGGATGCCTGAGCATTCAGGCGCACCTGACCGATCTCGATAGAGCCGACCGGAATGTACGGCGGGCCACCGGCAGTGCCGCGGGTCTCGCTGAAGCTGGTGCCTTCGGTACCGGCTACCACAGCGATAGCGCCAGTGTCGTCAATGGTCACAGAATTGATGATGTGGGTGCTGATGGTTGCGCGGGTCACGGCCACAGCGGTGTTGCCGCCCACTGCAGTCTCGGTGCCGCCCAGGTTGCACAGCACAGCCTCGACCGCCACGGTGTCTGCAGTAGACCCCGGAGTGATAGAGCCGCCGTTGATCACACCGTCAGGCTTTACGTCCGGCTCAAAGCCAGCGCGGCCAGACCATGGCGCGGCCAAGCCTTCAAAGGTGGTTGCGTCACCGGTGTCCAGCAGTGCATCCATCGGGTAGGACTGCTGGCCGGTTTCCATGCGCAGCAGCGCATTATCTGCGTTTGCCATGTTGTTACCTCATGTCGTTGATGTGCGCGGTTGCGCGGTTTTGGAAAATCGTGCGCACGAAGGCGCGGAGCAGGCCGGATGGACTGCTCTGAAATGGGTGTCGGGGGTTGAGTGTTACTGGCTGAACGGGTCGCCGTGTTTGGTGTGGTAGGTGATCTCGACCTGCAGCGACAGGCCCACAACGCGCAGACCGGCTTCCGGCGTCAGTGGGATCATGCTGCTTTCGGTCATGTTGTCGGCCAGACCTGCAAAGGTCGGGTCAGGCTCGCCGGTGGCCGGGTCGTTGAACAGCGCCAGCACCAGGTCGCCATACATTCCGGATACCGCCGCAGCCGGTGATGCGTAGCCGCTGGCATCCTGCCGGATAAACTCCACGGTCAGATCCATGGCGTGCGTCAGGCGGCCGTAGTCGTCGCGGCTGGTTTCCTGTGTCTGGTCCCACACGCAGACGAACTCGGATTCGTCTTCGTACTGTTCGCGACGCAGTACCGGCACGGTTGTCAGTGGTGCCAGCCGGGCCATGACGGCCTGCACAATCTGTTCGCGGATAATCACAGCAGCCCCCGGTCAATGAGTGAAACCTGTCGGTCGAGTTCTTTCATCATCGCTTCCATCGCCAGCTCGTTGGCCTTCTCAGCCAGCCCTGGTGTCTGCTGGTAGATGGTCGGAATGCCCGGGCCTTCCTTGCGTCGCCATGGGGTGCGAGCGCCATCTTTGTACTTGGGCGAGTCGATGTTGACCTCGAACACGCCGGAGTAACGGGCCTTAATCAGTGTGGCGATGAATGCGTGCTTGTACTTCTCGCGCTTGCCGTCACGCCAGATGCGGAAGCTAACACCCTCTTTGCCGACCGGCTTGGCACCGTAGTCCAGCAGGCTGAGTGGCCGGCCCTTTAGTGACAGCACGGCGTAGGCTTGGCCGTTGGTGCCAAGGCTTGCCAGTCGGAACTTGGTGTATTCGCGGATCTTTGCCTTCTTCAATGCGGCCTTGGCATAGATGCCATCGACTACATGTTTCTGGCCCTGACGTGCGCCGTGGTTAACGGCTCGCATCACGGCCTTTTCAGCGCCGTTGCGGTAGCCATAGAGCACGTCACGCACACGCTTCAGATCGCCTTCGTTAAGGGTGATCTGCTGGCTGCTCATAGATCCTCACTCACGACCACGCGCACGGTGTAGCCGTCATTCGCCACCTTCGATTCCACACGCCAGACGGTTGTCTCGGTATGGATCAGGTCTCGCTTTTTGAGGTCGCCGACATCATCAACAAGCATCTCTGCCTCTGTGCGCCTTTCAGCAGTGTCAGTGTCGCCCGCGGATACCAGCTGGATATCACGCATGATGTGTACCAGCACATTCTCAATGAGTTCTGTAACACCGTACTTCTCCAGATCGCAGGGCTCACCGCAGCGCACAAGGTTGCGCCGGGCTGCTCGTTTCATGGTTTTGTCGATGGACATAGTGGCTACCTCCGCACACTGAAACGGCCCCATCTGGAGCCGTTTGGATTTGCAGAGATTAGCCAGTCAGCTTCACGACTGCGCCCGGGCGGGTGCAGAGGAAGATCGGATTGGACTGGGACTGCAGCTTCATGCCGGTATCAAACTCCAGCGGCTGCATCTTGGAGTAGTACGGCAGGCCGTTGGTGTTGACGGTCTCCAGATAGTTGGCCGGTGCGAAGCGACCAATGAACAACTCGGAGACGCCTTCCGGAATGGCGTAGGCTTCATCGTCACCGATGAACTTGTTGCCACCGACCTGGCCGCGGTACTGCTCGAAGATCGCGCCACCGAACTCGAAGCCTCCGCGCGGATCGTTACGCAGCATTTCGCCGTTGTTCCAGCGCTCCCACGCCGGCGCAACCTTGTCGTGACCGATCAGGTTCTTGAAGTAGTTGCGACCACACAGCACGCGCACGCCGGTGAAGCTCACGCCGCCCAGCTTGTCCTCGATCAGATCGAGCAGACCCAGCACTTTCTCACGCACCTTGGTGGTGGCGGTACCCAGTACCAGGCTGTGAGTGGTCTGGTTGATGCCGAACTGAGTCAGCAGGTTGACCAGCACGGTGGAGCCGTCGGAGTCCAGCAGCTGGCCCTTGGCCGCGCCGATCATCAGGTGCTCCAGAGTGGCGTCGATCTGACGGCGGTGCTTGGCCAGATGGCGGTTTACCACAGTCTGCACGGATTCGACTTCAGTCTCTGAGCCAAATGCGCGCACGTTCTGGATCTCGTCCGCCATGACCGCGCCGGTCTGCGGCAGGTGCAGCGTGTTGAACGGGATCATGGTGCGCTTATCGCCCACGACCACCTGACCCGGTGCGCCACGGTCAGCAGCCGCCACCAGCCCCAGAGTGGCACCGTCTTTCTCGATGCTGATCTGGGTGGTGGTGATGCCTTCGTTCTGGAACATGCCCAGCTGGCCCATACGGCCAGGAACGTGCGGCTGTTCGGCGATGGATGCAGTCAGGCTCTGCAGGCTGAAGGCATCGTCGTTGAAAATATCCAAAGATGGCATAAGTGTATCCTCTTGAATTGGGTACAAAAAAACCGCCCTGTGGCGGCTTTATCGTTAAGCGGTTGGGTTATCGAACGATGATGCCCAGCGCTGCCAATGCGGCAGTGCCTGCGGCGTCGTTGTCGGTCAGAAGCGCGCCCTTGACTTCAGCGTCGCGCACAACACCAACGCCTGTAGCGTCTGCAGTGGATGCGTCGACCGCTTCGTACAGGATGGCGGCAGCGGTTTCAGAGCCATCAGCCGGATCAACGGCCGGATCGTAAACGGTGTACTTGCCGCTTGAGGTGATCTTGCCCAGCACCTGGCCTGCCGGGAATGCGCCGCCAGTCAGGGTGATGGGTTCGCGGGAACGGGTGCCGTTGGCTTCTGACAGCAGAAATTCACCGGCACGGGTGGCTTCGGTAGTTGCCATGATGTTTAACCTCTCTGGTTATTGAGTTGTGCGTAAGCCTTCCGAGCGTCAGGCTGTTTTGCGGTTGTGCCCGTACCGGGCGGGGTGTGATTGTCGAGATCCTGATCAACCAGGGCTTTTGCCTCAGCCACAGCGACCCCGATCATCTGAATCGGACTGTCCAGGTGCGCCATCAGTGCGCCAGCATCGATGCCGGAGGCCTTGGCTACGTCCTTGATTTCGGCGGCCAGCTTGAGGCGCTGCTCAACGGCAGCCATCGGCAGCTTGGCCTGAGCCATGGGAACGGCGAGCGCTTCAAAGCCGGCTTCGGCGCAGCGGGCAATGATGTCGTCGGCAGATGCGGCGACGGGGTTCTTGAAGGCTTCGAGTTCGGCCAGTGCTTGTTCATGTGATGCTTGAAGTGTGTCGAGTTCAGCCTTGTAGCTATTGGCTTGTGCCTGAGCAGTTTCAGCCATCTGCTCGGCAGCGCGAATGTTGCCCTGCATCTGCAGCTGCTGCTTGAACTGCTTCGGATCGGCGCAGGCGACTGCTCGCAGGCTGTCGTGCTTGGCGGTAGCCATGCCCCAGCCAATTGCATCGTCAGCGGTCATGTAGGTGTCGCCACGGTCGAGCAGCTGCTTGATCTCGTCTGCATCTTTACCTGTGCCGGCCACGTAAGCCTCGATGATGGCGGCTTCGACCGTGCCCATGGCCTCGGCCATCTCTTCCATTTCGGCCTTGGTGTAGAATCCAGCCATCCAGCCAGCCGGGTTGTGGACCATCAGCGTGGCGCCGATCCCCATGGTGCGGGTGTCGCCAGCCATCATGATCACGGTGGCGATACTGGCGGCCATGCCGGTCACGGTGATATTCACGGTGGCCTTGTGGTTGCGCAGATAGTTCATGATGCGGATGCCGCTGGCTACGTCACCGCCGGGGCTGTTCAGCTCCAGATCGATGGTGTCCAGTTCACCCAGCGCTTCGATGGCATCAATGAAATCTCTGGCTGGTTGTTCGCCGGTCCAGTCTTGAATCCAGTCCGGCGCCCAGTCGGAGCCGATTGCGCGGTCAATGATGACCTTGGCCGTCCGGTCTCCGGTGGCCTGTGCTTTAAACCATGGCATGGTTATACCTCTTCAGGTTGGAGACCTGCTTTCTGTTCCAGGTCGCGCTTGCGTTTGCGGGCGTCGACGTTCTTGCTCTGCACTTCGCTGGCTCGGTAGCCGCGTTTGGCAACGGCAGCATCCAGCGATTCGAGGTCGTTGTTGATCTCGTTAACAGTTGCTTGAACGTCTTGAGTCGGGTGAATGTGCGGCCAGCGGTGGGTTCGCCAGTCGCGTTTATTGTAATCGTCGTACCGGTCGGCATATCCGGCTGCGCTCACCAGTCGAGTGGCAACGCACTGGTCGGTGAACCAGAAGGCAACACGCTCACAGATCTGGTGGATGACCAGGTGGTCCTGAGCCATCTCGATCTCGCGCCGGTATTCCTGAATCATGGCGCGGTAGATGCGGTCGTTGACGCCATCCCAGTCGCCGGTCATCAGCTGATACAACGACTTGGCGCCAGCGGCGATTGCCAGCAGCTGCTGCTTCTGGAAGTCCTTGTATCCGCTGCCGGTGTCGTCGCCATCGAACAGGGTCAGCTTCTCGCCGATCGCGCCGCTGATGATGGTGCCGGGCTGAGCGTTGATCTCGGGTACGTCAGAGTCATCGGCCAGCGGTTCGCCAGTGATCGGATCGAACTGCCAGTCGTTGTCGCTCTGGTACTCTTTCTGCAGGAAGCCGGTGAACGGGGCGCGTGTCTCTTTGCGCTTGAGCTCGCTGTCTTCGTAGGTGTCGTAGGTGTAGGCGCGCAGCAGGGCCGGCACGATATCCGGCTCCCCGCGTACCTGCCCCGGTCGCAGCGGCAGATAGTGATGGATCACCTGATCAGCCGGGACGCGAATCGCGTTGTTGATGCCCGTGCTCGTATTGTCTTGCGGGTGCTCTGGATACATCCAGATCGCAGCCAGCCGGCCCCGTGCGGTGTACTCCTTACCGGCAATGATCTTGTTGCCGTTCTGCAGTGTCTCGTTCATGTCGAGCGGGACGTGATCCGGCTCGATCACCTGCAGCTGAATCGGCACGGTCAGGCCCCAGGCAAACGGACGATACCGAACGCGAATGAACACCTCGCCTGCGGTGCGGCGGCAGCGTACTGCCTGCGCCAGCTGGCCGTAGAAATCCAGACTGCCATCGGCGCAGCTCTGGCCGGTCCACGGCAGCCACAACTGTTCCAGGCGCTCGTTGAATGCGGTGTCGGAGCTCTCGAACATCGGCACAATGCCGGTGCCGACTTCGTTGCTGACGTTGCGGTCAATCGCCTGCCGTATCCACGGGTTGTTGCGGTAGCTCTGGCGGCTGCGATTGCGCAGCGTGTTGAGCGATGGATTCAGCGCGCGGTTCGGGCCAGTGGCCGGCGCGGTCCAACCGGATGCGCGGCGGCTATGGGTCGCGCCTTCGTAGGCTTGGGCGCGGGTCTGCACCGGCAGACCGTTCTTGATGCGGACGCGGGGCTTACTCACTTCATACCCCCTTGCTTACGTTCATGCGGAATGCCCGACGCGGTCGGCGACCGGCAGCGGCTTCCAGGTATTTGTTGATGATCTGTTCCGCGCGCATCAGCTCATCGAGTGTCCGATAGGTAACCGCCTTGCCATCGGCAAAGGTGACGGACTTCTCCCCGGTGGCGATCGCTTCGCGGATGCTGATCAAGTCGTCTTGGGTGTAGGCCATGCGTCCGTCCGGTAAATTTCAGGCAATAAAAAACCCGCTCTGGGCGGGCTTGGTTGTTTTTGGCGTGCGCCGCATTCTGCGGAGCTATAGCATGTCCTTTAAATTGCTCGTTAAAGAGTAACTTTGGACATTTCAGCGCCTTTTAGTTTTATCGGCTTACCTAACTCAATCTCAACGCTGCTTGAAAGACATCTACCTTTAGGATCAAACCAAACAGGCAAAGTGTCCATATCTACAGCCCAATTGAACGTGCCGATCTTATCTATGCCGCAGCACAGGGCATGACCATCAACAATCGCCATAACTTGCAGCTTTACTTCGATAATACGGCCATTCTGGTTTGGAGATTGC